CAACATTCGCGGCCAGGGCGACCCGCTCGGCCTCGTCGAACGGCGCGGTGACACTTATCCCGATTTCGTCGCTGTCGTCACGTCAACCTGCAAGCGCGGCATGGTGCAATCGGTGCATGACGACAAGAGCGGGTTGGACTTTTGGGCGCCGGCACCGACCGAGGATATTCACGAGTCGCCGATCTGGGCGCTCTGGCAGGAAGGCAGCCGACATCACCTCGCGTGGCCATGCCCGCACTGCGACGACTATTTCATTCCGCGCTTCGACATCGTGCGTTTCCCCGAGGGCAAGACGCCGAGTGAAGCGGCCAAGTCCGTCTTTCTTGAATGCCCGCACTGTGGCGGTGTCATCGAGGACACGCACAAGGCGGCCTTGAATGCGCGCGGGCGCTATGTCGCGCCCGGCCAGGCGGTCGGCCGCGACGGCATCGTGACCGGCGACCCGCCGGAATCAAGCACGCTGTCGTTCTGGGTGTCGGGCCTCTGCTCTCCGTTCGTTTCGTTCGGCGACCGCGTGCGGTCCTATCTGGAAGCCGTCGCGCTCGGCGACGACGCCATGATCCAGACCGCTATGAACGCCGGATTCGGCGAACTCTATGCGCCGGGCGGGCGCGACATTCGCGAGTGGCAGCAAGTCGCCACGCGTCGGCAGGCATATCATTTCGGCGAGGTGCCAATCGAGGCGATCAAGCTTTCGGCCGCTGTCGACGTGCAGGCCAACGGGTTCTTTTATTCGATCCGGGCATGGGGCGCGCGCGCATCGTCATGGCAGATCGAAAGCGGAGAGATTGTCGGCCTCACCAACGAGCCCGAGGTCTGGACCGATCTCGCTAACGTGCTGCTCGACACCTACGGCGGCCTGCCGATCTCGCTGGCGCTCATCGACAGTGGCTTTCGACCGAACAAGCCGGACGAAGGCCCGACCAATGTCGTCTATGACTTTTGCCGGCGCTTCCGCCGCTTTGTGAAACCGACGAAGGGCTATGATCGGTTGTCGGCGCCGGTCATGCGCGGCAAGGCCAAGGTCACGGTGCCCGGGCACAAGTTGCCGGTGACCTTGGAACTGGTGCGGCTCGACACCGATTTCTGGAAATCACGGCTGCACGAGCGGCTTTCCTGGCCCGAGCATCAGCCCGGCGGCTTCCTGCTTTCGGCCGACGCGACCGACGACTACTGCCGCCAGCTTGTGAGCGAAATTCGCAAGGTCACGCCGAGCGGCAAGGCTCAATGGATCAGGATCAGCCGGCGCAACCACTATCTCGACTGCGAGGCGATGAATGAGGCCGCCGGCCATCTGCTCGCCACACAGAAAATTCCGCTCGGCGCGCGGCGCGGCGCAATACCCAACGAACCTGAGCCCGACATGCCGAAGGCGCCGCAAGCGCCGCAAGCGCCCGCCGTCTTCGATCCGCGCCAGATGATGGCGGCCTTCGCGGCGCGCCTGAATAGCAAACCACACGTTTGAAGGATGCCCCCGTGCGCACTGCGGTAAAGAAGCGCCAGACCGTGAAGCGGCCGGCGCAACAAGCACCAACGTCGGTCGCGAAGCCGAACGCCGGCTTCATGCGCAACGAGTTTCTGCATTCGTGGCGCCCGGCTTTGCGCGAAACCTCCGACGATGTGCGTCACGCATGGGTCCATGCGGCCTCGCGCGCCATCGACATGATTCAGAATTCCGGCTGGATTGCCGGCGCAGTCGACCAGACCATCGCCTACACGGTGGGTGCCGGCCTGCGGCTTGCCTGCAAGCCCGATTACACGGCGCTCGGCTGGACAACCGACGAGGCGCAGACCTGGGCGCAAGATGTCGAGCGGCGTTGGGAAGCGTGGGCCAACCGCCCGATTGAATGCGACATCGAAGGCAAGTCGACGATTGGCAAAATGCAGGGCCAAGCGATCCGGTCCTTTTTCGCCTATGGCGAGATTCTGGCGGCCATCCCCTTTGTGAAGCGCCAGCCCGGCGGGCAATACGGCACCAAGGTGCAGATGTTGCCGCCGCTGCGGCTGTCTCAGGACAACGCGCCGCCGACACTCACGCAGGGCGTCACCCGCGATCTGAGCGGATTCCCGCTTGCCTACCGCATCAAGGCGCCGCCCGACCAAATCATGGTGGTGCTCTATCGCGACGTTCCCGCGCGCGACCCGTGGGGCCGCGCGCTTATGGTGCACGTCTTCGACGGCCAGCCGGGGCAGGTGCGCGGTATTCCGCCGATCACCCCTGCGCTGCGCGTCATGCGGCAATTCGATCAACTCGCCGACGCGACGCTGACCGCCTCGTTGCTGCAAACGATCTTCGCCGCGACGGTGAAAAGCCCGGAGCCGACCGAGGAGACGTTGCAAGCGTTTCAGGATTTGGTCGAACAACAGACATCGCGGGCCGGCGTCGCCGGTCAAATCCCGACGCCGTTCGAGTCCATGCTGTTGATGCGGCAGGGCTGGTACGACCAGACGCAAATCGATCTCGGCCGACACGGCAAGATCGCGCATCTGGCGCCCGGCGATGAATTAAATTTCCACACCAGCCAGCACCCGAACGCGACCTATGAAGGCTTCTCAAAGTTCTTGCTGCGCGAGGTCGCGCGCTGCCTTGGTCTGACTTACGAGGATTTTACCGGGGATTACACGCAGGCGACCTATTCATCGGTGCGCATGGCAACGTCCGCCATGTGGATGATCACGATCTATCGTCGCGTCAACATCATCGCGCCGTTCCTCAACCCGATTTTTGAGGCATGGCTTGAGGAGGACATCGAACGCGGATGGACACCGTTCCCTGGTGGTGTCGACGGCTTCATTGCGAACCGCGCCGCTGCCGCGCGCGCTCACTGGCGCGGGCCGGCCAAGCCGCAAGCCGACGATCTCAAATTCGCCAACGCGGTCAAAACACTTCGCGAGCTTGGCGTTGTCACCGACGAATGGATCTGCGCCGAACTCGGCGAGGATTGGGAGGACACCTACGAGCAGCGCCAGCGCGAAATGCAGAAGCGCGAAGACCTGGGGCTCCCGGAGGCAACAGCGCTGCCGAGCCTGACCGTGACGTCGCCGAACGGGTTCAACACCCCGGCGGACGCAACAGGGAGCAACGTCGATGGCTGACGACGATCCGTGTGCAACGCTTGCTGCTTTGCAAGCCGCAAAGATCGGCCTCTTGACCGGGCAACAGACCACGCGCGTCAAGATCGAGAATTTCGAGGTGTATTATTCACAGATCGACGGCGCCGCGCTCGATGCTGCCATCATGAAATATGACGGGCTGTGCGCCAGGAGCCAGCACAAGAAGTCGCCCCGCTTCGCCATTCGTGCCGGCACGCCCTGGTACTACCGGCGCTTCATCAGGTAACCACCATGAACATCCTCGCTCGCATTGCCGACCGTGTTATCGGCCGGCCGCTCTTGGTGCATCCGGCAAAGATCGAATTGATCGCCTCGGTCCTGGCCGAACGCATCGGCGTCGATGTGCCGGCGCCGCAGGGCCGTGCCGTTTGGCACGACAGCCTCGCCCGCCTGGCACACGACACGCCGGCCGCAAATCGCCTTGTTGGTGAGCCGGTCATGGCTGGCCGGCAGGTGCTTTATAATCGCGTCAACGGCGTCGGCATCGTTCCAGTGGTCGGGACGCTGGTTAATCGCGGCGTCGCCATCGGCGAGGATTCGTCGGGCTTCACCTCGTATGAAAGCATCGCCGCTCAGTTGCACGCGGCGCTCGCCGATCCGCAGGTGCAATCGATCCTCCTCGACATCGAAAGCGCAGGCGGCGAAGCGAGCGGCATGTTCGCGCTGACGCAGGCGATCCGCGTCGCGCGCGCGCAGAAGCCGGTTACGGCGCTGGTCAACGACATGGCGGCATCGGCCGCTTATGGCATCGCGGCAAGCGCGACCGATACCGTGGTCTCGCCAACCTCGATCACAGGCTCTATCGGCGTGGTGCTCATGCACCTCGATCAATCGGCGGAAATGCAAGCGAAGGGCCGCAAGCCCACACTGATTTTCGCAGGCGCGCACAAGGTCGACGGCAATCCGTTCGGGCCACTCTCGGAGAATGTGCGCGCCGATTTACAGCGCGAGGTCGACACGTTCTATGCGCGCTTCGTCGATCAAGTCGCCGCCGGCCGCTCCAAACTGACGGCCGACGCAATCCGCGCGACCGAGGCCCGCATCTTCATTGGTTCGGAAGCCATCGATGTCGGCCTTGCCGACCGTGTGGGCACTTTCGAGGAGACGCTTTCGCGTCTGTCATCGGCCGTTAACGCCAGAACCAAACTAGGAGGTCCAATCATGTCGACTGCTCAGACTCCCGAAATGATCGCCCGCGCCGATCATGACGCCGCACTCGCCGCCGCGCGCAGCGAAGCTCGAGCCGAAGGCGAAGCCGCCGGCCGCACGCAGGCTATCGCGCGCGTGCGCACGATCCTGACCAGCCCGGAAGCGGAAGGCCGCGAGGCGCAAGCGCGGGTGTTCGCCCTCGACAGCGACATGAGCCCCGAGGTCGCGGCCAAGGCGCTCGCCGCCTCGCCGACCGGCAAGGCCGTGCCGGCACTCGCCGAACGCGGCAACACGGAGCCGCTTGCCGGCGGCACACCGCCCAACCGGAAAATCGATGCGTCCGTAAGCTGGGACCGCTCGCTCAAACGCGCGGGCGCGAAGCTCCCCGCTTAAGGCCCGCGCGCGGGCGTTCGCTCACATCATGGAGGATTGAAAATGGCTATCAGCTTCACCGAAGGCCGCCACCCCTGCGAGTTCATTCTCAATGAGGAGGAAGGTCATATCTCGCGCGACAACGTGACGATTGCGGAAAGTCAGACCATCGAGCCGGGCGAGATCATCGTCATCGGTGCCGGCGGCTACACCGCCTATGCCGCTGGCGGTCTGGCGCCAACGCCCACGACCGGCATCGGCATCGCGCTCTATTCCGCCGTCACCGCAGCCGGCGAGACGACACAGATCGCGGCCCTCGTGCGCTTGGCCGAGGTCAACGGCAACAAGCTCGCATGGCCCGCCGGCATCACGGCAACGCAGATCACGGCCGCCGCTGCACTGCTCGAAGCCAACATGGTCATCGTTCGCGGCCATCCTGCCGTCGCTTGATCGATTGACCTGACGCGCTCGCGCGCGCGTCCGCCGCCTCACCCCAACAACCAGAACCCTACCCAACCGGCCCCGCTCACGCGGGCTCGGCGGCTTTGCTTTGGAGAATCGACATGCTCGACATCTTTCACGACAACGCTTTCGGCGTTGTCTCGCTAACCGATGCGATCAATCGGCCGCTGTTTCAGCCCGGCCGCGTTGGTCAGATGGGACTCTTCCTCGAAACGTCGGTGTCGACGATCGACATCGCCATCGAGGAGCGCGACGGCGTGCTCGTCCTCGTGCCGCCGACCCCACGCGGCGGCCCCGGCACCACGGTCGGCCGCACCAACCGCGGCATCCGCGTCCTGCGCGCCCCGCATTTCGAGATCAACGATGCGGTCATGGCCGAGGAGGTCCAGGGCGTGCGCGCCTGGGGCACCGAGGATCAGGTCGAAATGGTCATGGACAAAGTGTCCGAGCGGATGATGACAGACCGCTCGTCGCTTGAAGTGACCATGGAATACAGCCGCGTCGGCGCGATCATCGGCATCATCACCTATGCCGACGGCTCGACCATGAACTTGTTCACCGAGTTCGGTGTCGCGCAAGACGCCGAGATCGCTTTCGATCTCGGCAACGCGACCCCCGCTGACGGCGCACTGCGCAAGCTGTGCGCCTCGATTATCCGCCAGATGTCGAAGAATCTCGGCGGCGTGCCGTTCTCCGGTATCAGCGCGATCTGCGGCGATGCGTTCTTCGACGATCTGCTGGCGCACAAGGAGGTCCGCGCGACCTTCCTCAACAACCCCGCCGCCGCGCAGCTTCGTGCGGCCTACATCGCCAACGGCATGTCCTACGGCAGCTTCGACTTCGGTGGCATCCTGTTCGAGAACTATCGCGGCTATGTCGGCAGCACGTCGTTCGTCAACACGGACAAGTGCCACCTCTTCCCGACCGGCGTACCGAACCTGTTCCGCACCTACATGGCGCCGGCCGATTACATCGAGACGGTCAATCGCCCCGGTCAGCGCATGTACGCGAAGCAGTACGATATGGAGAACGGCAAGGGCGTGCACCTCGACGTGCAGATGAACCCGCTCAATATCTGCACGCGGCCGAAGTCGTTTCTCAAAGGTAAGCGAACGGCCTAACGGCGTTACGCCAATGGCATTGTTCAATGACCTGGCACTGCAAGATGTAGCAACCGCCATGATCGGCACGTTCGGTCGCACCGCGACCTTGCGCGCCGACGATGACCCAGCACAAGACGTGGCCGTTACCGTTGCTTTTTGTGACTACGACCGGCGAGGGCGCGACGGGTATCTCATCCAATCCAGTGACCGTCGCGCTCTCATTGCCGCGCAAGCTGGCGTGCCCCAGCCGGACGTGGAGAAGCACACGCTCGTCGTCGACGGGCAGGTGTTTCGCATCATCACCTACGCGCCAATCAAGCCTGCCGGCACGGCCATCTATTACGATTGTCAGGTGCGCCCGTGACAGATCGGCGTGAGCAAATCCTAGCGCGGCTTCTGGTCATCCTCGAAACGGTCAACGGTGTGCGCGTCGCGGTGCGCAATCGCGGCGAACTGCCGCCAGGCAAGCGGCCGGCCGTGATCCTGCTAGACGCCGACGAGATCGCGCGCACCGCGCCCCCGCAACAACGCGGGCGGCTCACCATGATGCCGAACCTCGTGGATATGTCGCCTGAAATCTACGTCGTCATGGATCAGCGCGAGCCGCAGAACGAAAGCATCGGCGAAGACATGAACGCGCTGCGCATCGCCATCATGAAGGCGGTCATGTCCGACGACCCACTCGCCGCGCTCCTCGGGAGCAATGGCGACATTCAATACAACGGCTGTGAGACCGACATGGCGAGCGGCCGTTCGCTGGAAGGCCAAATGCACATCCGCATGACCTTTACCTATGTGCTGCGTCCCTCCGAATTCTAATCGTCAAATATGGGAGTTGAACAATGCCCGTGTCGCTCATCGCGCCGGACACCGACAATCTGCAAGTCGGCAAAGGCATCGTGTCGTTCAAGCCGGAAGGCGGTGCAACATTCATCGATCTCGGCAACGTCGCCGAACTCGAATATACGCCGACCGTCGAAAAGCTCGACCACTTTTCGAGCCGCGCCGGCATTCGCACCAAGGACAAGTCAATCCCGGTGACGCGCAGCGGCACGCTGCGAATCTTGATGGAGGAATTGACCGCGCAAAACCTCGCAATGCTGCTGATGGGCTCAATCGACACAGCCGCAACGCCGGGGCCGACTATCGAAATCTTCGCCGTCGACACGATCAGGGGCGAGGTGAAATTCGTGGCGACCAACGATGTCGGCCCGCGTTGGGACTTGAATTTCTACAACGTCGAATTCTCGCCGTCCGGTTCGCTCAATCCGATTTCAAGCGAATGGAATCAGATCGAAGTGACCGGCGAGGTGTTGCTCGCGGAGGCGCCAAACACGAATGCCGGCAAGGTCGGCATCGCGACGCTGACCAATCTCCCGCCCGTAGTGCCGTGAGGTCTTGAACACACATGGTCAGTCTTCTCGACATCGTTGATCAACAAAAGACCGTCCCTATTCGGGGCAATGACATTCCGGTCTCTGGGGTTTCCGCCGAAGGCGTCGCGCACTTGCTCGGCGCCTTCCCCGAATTGCGGCAGATGATGGCCGGCGGCGCGAAGGCCGGCGAAATCACGGCCGATCAGATCATGAAGGTCG